ATGTATCGCTCTTGAGAAATTTGTTTAATTTTATAGATGAGAATGAAACTGATTTGGAATACAAGAAAAAAGCATTATTAATTGCTGCTGAACATTTATACAGATCAGCATTTGTAATAGATCAAGAGATTAACTTTTTTGCGTGTATGATTTTACTATCTGATACTCAGCTCTTGGGCAAGTATTGTGCAGTATAAGTAGCAGGGTCTTTTTGACCTTCTGCAGGTTTAGAGGGAATTTGAACATTTACATCTGTTAGCTCTCTATCACCTGTTTCAAGTTTACCACCAACATCAGATAAATGTGTGTTAGATCTAGGAGTTAATAGTGTCTTGTCGTCATTCACTTTTACTTCTTCTGGTTCAATCTGAACTTTATTATCATATTTTAATTTATCAGGAACAGGTGGCAAATTGATACCATCATTTTGATGAACCAGTAAACTTGCAGGAACTGTGACTGCTTTATTAACATCATAGGTGCCAGGAGCAATTTCAGGTACTATTTCAATAGAAAAACTGTAACCATAGTTATCAGGGTTCCCGGCACCCATAACTGCCGGCATAGCAGACTTTACATTTCTTACTCTCAGATTCAATCCTGAATTAATGAGATCTTGAACTGACTGTTTAACAGAATCAGGCTGATTCTTAAAGAAGTCGTTCTTCAATGCATTATCAGCGAATCTCACTCTGTCACTAGTAAGGAAGCCACCACGTGTGTATCTCGAAAGGGTTGCTTCATAAAGCTTTTTAAATCTCTTCTCCATTTAAATTATTTATTTCAACAAGCTTATTATTCCTTCTTTATTTTTTTTATAAATAATAATATGGCTAACATTACCATTAGATCCTTGAATCAAAAACCTGTGGTTAGCCGAGGATTCACGTATTCTGACATAAAACTTGATTTAACGTTCGATTACCTAATAAACAATGAGCTTTTGCGTAAAAAACAGATTAAAGATGCAGTCAACAGTTTAGATTATGATGCCATCAAAAATAGCATAGCTAGCTTGTTTACAACTATACCTGGTCAAAAGCTTTTAAATCCTTATTTTGGGCTAAATCTGGTGAAATACCTGTTTGAGCCTGTCAATGAAGATATTGCTTCAAATATTGCTACTGATATTACAACAGGAATAGCAACATATGAACCTAGAGTTAAAATAAAAAATCTTGTTGTAGGATTCAGTATTGAAGGCCAGTATTATCAAATAGTAATGGAGATAGGTGTACCACAAATTAACAATCAATCTTTTCAGCTTGTAGGAACCTTGAGTAACTCAGGTTTCTTTTTAAATAATTAAATATGGCAACCCTCAATAACGATTATCAGATAAACACAGACAATTATGCAGCATTTGATGCTTTGTCCTTAAAGAGTTTAATAATCAAAAGACTCAACAGCAATACTGTGTTTACTGATCAAAATTTTGAGGGCAGTAACATATCAGCCATCATTGATATTATTGCTTATGCATACAATGTGCTGCTTTTTTATCTCAATCAAACTGCTTCAGAAAGCAATTTCAACACTGCTACTATTTACGAGAATATTAACAAAATTGTAAAATTAATTGGATACAATCCAGTCGGCTTTCAGACAGCTTTGTTACCGTTTAAAGCTTACGCTAACAATCAACTTGCTCCTGAGACATACACAATTCAACGGTATTCTTATTTTACAGTTAATGGTACTGTTTATAGCTTTAACAATGACCTGACTTTCACAAAATCTACCTCTGGTACAGAATATCTTTCTGACTTTAGTGATCAAAATCTTTTATACCAAGGAAGTTACACAGAATATCCTTCTTATTTTGCAATTGGTGAACCGTTTGAGATTTTAACAATAACTTCTGTAGATAATAATAATGCTAATACAATTATTGATAACTTTAATATTGATGTTTATGTGAAAGATAATACTGCTACAAAACCAACATGGGAGAAATGGTCACCTTCTCAATCATTATTCTTAGAAAGACCTAATTCAAAAAAATATGAAATAAGATTAAATGAAGATGGTAGATATGAAATTAAGTTTGGCAACAATGTGAATGGCAAACAACTTAATACTGGTGATGAAGTAGCAGTTTATTTTATTACCTCCAATGGCACTACTGGTCAGATAGGCCCCAACGTACTCAATGGTAATACATTGTTTAATTATGGTACAACTAAATTCAATACTATAAAAGTAGACACCACACCCACCAATTTGAGAATACTAACTCAAGCTGAGTTAAATCTCTTAAGTTTTGAAAACCCAGACCCATCCACACAATTTGTACCTGCTGAATCAGTTTCAAACATTAAAGCCAACGCCACAAACACATTCAAGAGTCAGTTTAGATTGATCACTGCAGAAGACTTTACTAATTACATATTAAAAAATTATGGTAACTTGCTGGCTTCAGTACGTGTTGTTAACAATTGGGACTATCTAAGCCAACATGTTAAGTATTATTTTGATTTGGGTATTACTAAGCCTAACTTAGAATCGAGAATACTTTTCAATCAAGTAAAGTTTTCTGATTCATGTAATTTTAATAATATCTACATATACTCTGTTCCAAAATTAGAAAAAATTACTTCTATTACCACAAGAACTAACTATCTTAATGCTGCACAAAAAAATCTTATTATTAATGATATAAACAAAACTAAGCTTGCCACTGCAGAAATTGTATTTAATGATCCTGTCTATGTGCAATTTGATTTGGGTGTAAGAATAATTAATGAAAGCTTAACCCCTGATATAACCAATAATTGCTATCTGGAAGTTACAAGGGAAATTACATCAAAAAGAAACCCTGAAGCTATTAAAAAGCAAATAGCAGAAATATTTACAAATTATTTTTCAACTACGCAAAACAATTTAGGTAAGTTAGTTTCATTAACAGATTTATCTAATAGCATAAACGCAATTGAAGGTGTAATAGGTATAAAGACTGTAAGAACAGAAGCTGATCAGACATACTCTACCCCGGGTATAAGTTTTCTAGCATATAACCCTGTATATCCTTATACAGACATAAGCATAGTGGCACAAGATACACAGCTTCCTTTCTTTAAATTCCCTTACCTTAACAATTCTTCCTCTTTTATTGATAAGGTGAAAGTAATTACACCCTCTATTCAACTACTTGAGAGAGAATTCTAATGGCTGAGCAGAAAAACTACACGTACGTTTATTTTGATATTAAAGACTATACTGGTCAAAATCGTCTCTCTTCATTTACATTAGATATTACACCTCTTACCTGCATTCCTGATTTTACAACTGCTACTCTACTATCAACAAATGCTTATCTCTCAAATAAGACCTTACAATGGGATTTCGGTGACGGTACAACATCTACTGATTTAACAGCTACACACGTTTACAAATGGCCTGGTAATTATGAAATAGTTTTAAATGTATTCGATAACAATGGGTTTGTATATGAGAGTCTGTATAAACCTACTGTTTCTATTTACAACTTTGTTGCAGATGATTTAAAATTTAAAGATTATGGCAGATTTATTTACGACGTACCAGCCAGTAAAATTATTGATCCATTAATTATTCAAAGAAGAAACAGCTTCCAGACTCTCAATTCTTTAACTGGTAGTAAATTCACAATTAATTTATATGCTTCAGGCGCTTTGGGAAGTTATATTGATATAAATGCATATAATAATGATAAATGGAGCCATTTACGTTCTCTCTCAAGATTTTATGAAAAAGTTAGGATAGGCGATGTTGAGTCTTATAATATTGTAACTTCCATTTCTACTATTGATACAGAAATTTATGCTAGATTAAACAATGGATTATTGGAAAGATGCAGCAAAGAAGATACTGGATCTGTTTTTGCAGGAACAACAGGGTATGCAGAAATTTACTATGTTGATGATAGAACTAAAAACTTTTCTACTAGAGAATCACCTATATTTGTATTTGCCACAGTCGATAATGCAAATTTTAATGACAGCTTTACATTTAAAAACAAACTCTTTGATTATATACCACTTCCTCCTGAAGGATTTGAAACACTCCAAACAGCTGTACAGCCAATTATTAAAGTAAGGCACAATCCAGCAGCAGTTCTTTCAATCACATCCAATGGCATAGATGGCGAAGGGGCATTATCAGCCACCAACTTTAATATTCCCAAAATAAGCTGGCAAAATACAGAAATACCTTTTGTAGTCAGAATGAAAGATATTGAAAATTACACAACAAGAACATACCCACCATTATCTTGCTTAAGAATAGATACAGGATACGACACAACAAGCAACTTGCTCACAACTTTTAATTTACAATTAGATTTAGTAAAAAATAATGCTGAAAGAGTCACTACTGCAAAATTTTACAGTGATTTTACTGAAGATATTCCACGTTCTATAGGGTCTTTCTATAAAGGATATTTCCTCCCTACTGAAAGCACTATTAACTGCAAAATAACTGCAGGAATGACAGTTATTGATCCTGTTAATTTTCCAAAAGACAGTTTATTGGCTTGGATATGCGAACCCAATTATCGTTATGTGCAGCGTATTTTTAAAACTAATATTTTTAACTATTGCGCAGGCAGCCTTGCAATTACTCTTTCTGGAACAGGCCAACAATTCCCAACATCTGAAAATATAAGCAATTCATACTGTGTAGCAGTTGCGCCTTCTGGAACTGGTATAAATGGCGACTATCAAGCTTGGATCGGTGATGCTGTAGCTAATGCTCTCTATAAGCTTGATGTGTATGGTAACATATTGTCTTCTTTTAACCTGTCATCTTATCCAGTATCTTCCATTATTGGTGTAAATTACATGGATCTTAGATCTGAAGTTTTATCCAGTGCAGCTCCTAATAGTATGGCATTAGATAGTAAAGGTGATTTGTGGGTAGCACTTTTTGATGCAGTCTCTTGTATTAAAATAAATTATGTAGATGGTATATTAAAGAATTATGCTTACCCTAATTTAACTAATTTAGTTTATTATCTTGGATCAGATTATAATATAGAACAGTTATCAGGCTATGCTGGTGAAGATACATTACTGCCGTCTTCTCTAGACACTGACGGAGATGATAATTTGTGGGTTGCTTATACTCACCCTGTATCAAATTTCCTTATAAAATACAACACATACGGGAGTATTCTCACCACAATTCCATTCCCTCCTTTGATATCACCAGTTGAAGTTGTGGTAGATAGAGACAGATTTGTTTGGCTAACAGCTCTAAATAATGCATATAACCCTCCTAGCATCAAAGATAGAAATGATTTAGTTTATAAATTTAATTTAGATGGAGTGCCAGCAATTAATTTTCCTGTTTCAGGTGTTAAGCTTGCAGGTAATATTGCACTAGATGGCAATCAAAATGCTTATATAGCCCATTCAACTGAAACGCTAACTAGAATTGATAAAAATACTGGTGCATTTACCAATTTTAATGCTGGTACTGGTCAAAACACCACCAACTATATATGCAGCATAGGCGGCATAGCAGGTGACACATCAAACTTCATTTGGGTTCTTAATAATTTTGATAAGAAAATTTATTACTTTGACGCATTTTTAAATACACAGCCTATTACATCTGTTGATTATCTGGATATTGACTTCCCATTTGTACCTGCATTCTTAACATCTGCATATGAAGAAAAAAGCTTCCAAGCATATGGAGATTGGAATGGATCAAGGTGGATCAACAAGTACATGATCCCCTACACTGTCACCCGATATATTTCTGGTGAATCAGCTACCTTTGATATATATCAAGACGGTGGCGTTGTTAATATTCAAAAAATTAATGAAGATTTTAATGCTAATGAGTCTTATAGTGATTTAAGATATCAAGAAATTTTAATTGACAGAGATGTATTTTTTAATCAATTTTTAGGCACTATAGTGGGCGGTGTATGTGCGCAACCGTATGAACTTGGTAAAACAGTTTATGAAAAAATAGCAAACTTCACAAGCAATATTTCTGATGTAAGTAAATGCAATGTAGATAGTTTAATATCTTTTTGTTACGAGCTCGGTGTCCAATTTGAACAATATAATTACCCTTTTCCACCTCAACTCAGACGCTTAGTTGATCTGTTAAGTATTAAACACAAATACTTATTTGGTGATACCAACAAATATAGTTCAGACTTTAACAAACGTTACACTGTAAATCCAAATATAGGAAGAAACTTAGGAAACAAGATTTCACCAATTTCTGGAATGGTCTATCCTGGCACTCCTATTGTAGCATATGAACGTTTTTCCAACACATATACTCTAGTCAACAATCTTATACAAGAACCTACACCCACACCCACACCCACACCTACACCAACGGTTACACCTACACCGACACCAGTGCCTATAATTGAGGTAACTGCTAATAATCAAGTTGTTCAACCTGATTATAATACATACAGCAACTTTAATGTTATTGTATCCACCTCAGTCTCAGCTTTTGATCTGCAGTTTAGCCCAACTGCCAGCTGTTCTATTCTAAACAATCTGGACATCAATAATTTTAGCAACTGTAATCTGTCAGGATATAATTTTGTAAACACATATTTAGATACCAACCCAATTTACATTGGTTTCACCGGCACACTTTCTGCTCTGCCTAACAATTATTTCACCATTTACTACTATAACACAGGATCAGCTTTAATAGCCTTGCAATATTTAACATCATCACCGACACCCACACCCACCCCAACAGTTACACCTACTCCTACTCCTACACCTACCATCACACCTACGCCCACCATAACACCCACACCAACTATTACACCCACACCAACTATTACACCCACACCTACTATAACTAATACACCTACAGTAACACCTACAGTTACTCCTACGCCAACTATTACACCAACACCTACTATTACACCCACACCAACCTCTACACCGACGCCAACACCAACCATTACTAGAACGCCTACTCCTACACCCACACCTACAACTACAGGTGCACCTACTTTCACTCCAACACCAACGCCAACTATTACACCTACACCCACTATAACAAACATACCCACATCCACACCCACCATTACACCTACGCCTACCAGAACCAATACACCCACACCCACGCCCACCAGAACTAACACACCCACACCTACTTCCACTCCAACACCTACACCCACCAGAACTAACACACCCACACCCACACCAACTGCAACCAACACTCCCACGCCCACACCCACACGTACACTCTTACCACCATCTAATCCTATTACACTCACAACAACAATGGCAGCAGGAAACACCGTTACTGTTAGCTTTTTGTTTAGTGAAACTGAGTACTGTAAGGTAACTTGGTGGGACGGTACTTTTAATATTATCCCATCTAGTTCTGGAACTGCTAGCAAAGTGGCCATAGGTGGTACTCGTACTATCACCATTCATAGCTGTACCGCTGATGGTACAATTTCAGGAAAAATAAAAGAATATTTTGGCGGGCAAAACATTAATAACGTAACGTCAATTAATGCTACAGGATGCACCGGTATACCATATTTTAATGAAAATAATGAACCAGTGTTGACTAATATTAATGTTAGTGGCTGCACTTCACTTGCAACCTTATTGGTATATAGCAACCCTCTTTTAACTAGTATAAATGTTGCAGGGTGTACTAATCTAGATTATATAAGCATACCAATAAATGGTATTACTAGTGCTGACTTCACTGGATTAAATGTACTAAAAACAGTAAATGTCTCGAGTAATAATATGAATGCAGCTGCTTTAAATGCACTATTCAACACGTTAAATAGTGCTGCTCTTGGCACTAAGTTAATTAATATAGCAAGCAATCCAGGTACTGCCACTTGTAACACAGCATTAGCTACAGCAAAAGGCTGGACAGTTTCAACATGAACACTTTAGCATACTTAAACACCTGTATATACAATTGGATTGACTGGTGTCAGATTGCTAGTAATAAATATTAACATGAATGCCCCTGCACCACTAAGCACATACAGTTACGATTGGGGATGGGGATTAGTTGCTCCAAAAGGTGTGTCTGGTGCAGAAATATCTAATTACTATGATTTTTATGAATATGTGGACAAACAAGAAGGATCTTTCTACAATAATATTATAGATTGGGAGAATCCCATGACTTTCTTATCACCCACCTTGTCCTCTTATGGGTTATGGTCAAATACAGATGGAATAATGCAGAATCTACTCAGTTATGAGCTCACCAAAGGATTAAAACTATTTACGAGTGCAGCTAATATACAATACAACAATTAAATAATTTAATGGCTAGTACCAATAGATTTATAGAAGAGAATATCCCCAATTCTATAACTTCAAAAAACCAAGAAACAGTAGTACTAGATAGCAGCCACCCATTCTCTTTTGTCAGGTGGGTTGAATACAACAAAATATTGTTCACTGACATTTCTGATCTGTTACAAAGATATCAAAACTATGTAACCACTTGGTATGAAAAGAAGAATGAAACACCTACAGTTGAATCAATAACAATTAAAGATTTGTATTTGAATCTTCTAAATGAAGTGATCATAAATTATACCACTTCTGATGAAAAACGATTCTTAAAAAATATTGACCCAAATAATCCTAGAGATTTGGCCATTGCTGTGCCTTTTTTTGCCGGTAAGATAAAAGATATTTGCTTGTACTATGCCACATTAAGAGACAAGCTTCCCAACACAGTAGTAGAATACAATTTAAAAGGCAGTAATTACGGTCTTGAGAGTTTGATTTATAATGAAATCTCTAAAACCTTAGAAGCTCAAGACATAGTAGATCTCATAAAGACCATTAATTTATCAGTTTCATCAGTGCGCAATAATATCATAGTAGAGATTGAAGACATATATGATCAATACAGAAATTATTTAGATATTGGCACACTACCAGCTTCTGCTTATGATGCAGGTACTGGGTTTAGAGCAGAATATTTTGATTTTAATACTTCTCAAATAAATCCTAAACTTTACTTGGATTTTGATCAAGCCATAATTGATGCAATCAAGAGTTATCCTTTTTATCTAATTCAACTAGGTGATAATTTTTCAGTAAATTTTAATGTCAATAGTACCAATTTAAATTTCTTAAAAGACAGAGACTTTGTAAATTTAATAAACGATGCATCAGATAGTAATTTAAATTTAAACACTGAAGCATCATTAACAAAAAAGTTCATTGGAACTGATTACTATTATATTTCAACAGGCAGCACTGGTACTAATTATGTTTCAGGTGTGTTATTTTCTGCTGATAGTCCTTTTGCAAATTATCTCAACAAAAACACACCCACAGTAGCTGCAGTTCCAAGTCTTGATTTTCTTGCAACCGGCAAAAGCATGGGATTGTTTTTCAAGCCTGATAAAATTGGGTTACTAACATTTGCTAACTTTAGCTTCACACACTCATTATGCACAGTAAATCTCTCTTCTAACAGTCTTTATATATTTCCTGATCCTGATCTTTATGGCAAAGTATCAGGCAATACAAAACAAGATCAATATTCCCCACTAACGTTTACTGAAGATTCTGATGTATTAAAAACTGATTACACAAACAGTTTTAAATTTGGTGAAGCATTTAATGACCCTCTAGTACCCACAATGCGCGGCTATCAAAGCCGTGAACAAACATTAAATTATTCTGATCAAGGACTGTCTAGATACATTGACCCGCAAGAATTTTTCGCAGGCTTTAAGAAAGATATTTGGGCAAATCAAGACACATATCCATTAATTCCAGCAATTGAATTTCCAATAGACAAGAGAGTAGCATCTCTCCTCACATTTAACAATAAAACTGTTGTGCAGTACAAATCTGATGTGTATGGAAACAGTTATGGTCTATACAAAATAATAGGACCTCCCAAAGACACAGCAGATAGTATCAAAGCTTTGGAAAGATCCAAAGTGTCTAGAGATTGTAAAATTTTAGATGGATATTTATTTTATGATAATGAACAGGGATACAATTTTAATTATGAAACAAATGTTCCTGAATCTGGTTACATTTACTCTGGGGTAATACTCAAAACTGTAAACAACATTCCACCAGGTTCTGGTTTTTATACACCAGGGCCCACTCTTTCAGCAACATCTCCTTTGAGTGCATCAGCATATAACAATGGAATACCTGAATTCAATCTCAATACACTACCTGCATATTTAGAATCTTATAGATTTCAACCAGATGATTTTTGCACTGATTATTCAAAAACCTCTTTTGATTGCAACATAAGAGATGGCTTTACTTTTGTTGCTCCTAATTCTACATTGCTTGTGGATTATCCATCTGATAATTCAGATTTTAATCCTGAAACATCACAAGTTTATTATGATATACTGGTTGATGGTGGTGTTAACCCGCTAGGACCAGGATACAGAGCTACTTTTGCATACCAAGGTACTTTCTTATTTGCACCACCTCTGTCATCAGCTCAGTACAATGGCAGCTTTTTTGTAGTGAGCAGTTTTTCAGATTTAACTGAGCCATGTGTTGATGTTGTTGAAAATCAATCTGGATTATTTCTCAACAATTATTATTATGATGTATTGCAGCCAGTTGGTGAAACTACTGCTGATACAACACAGTATGAAAATTCTGAAAGAAAAACAATATATGAAACAAAGTTTGAAACTTATGGTGATTTTTACTATAGAAATGCCAACTCAACCATAATAGCACCTGTTTCCACTGCTCTATCTGGCCTTTTAATCAAGTTCTCCAATGACATTATAAATGAAATAGGCAATAAGCTAATTAATTTTGATTTGTATTATGATTTTATACAACTTGAAACTGAAAATTATTTAATTTTTGATAAAATTGAATACAATTACACAACTGGATTAATAAGAGGGTCCTCTACTAACGAGCTGTTTATTAAAAGAGGTGTAAATAAGAATTTTGAAAAAATATCTACTGTGTGGTTTAATGAAAAAGAAAATGAGCTTATTTTTGCTGCTACTACTCTTGCACCATTAGTAAGCACATCCAATAAGAAAATAATATACCCAACCATATATACACTCAACTTAAATCAACCAAAAATTATACAAATTTATCCAGTAAATGTTGTAACTGAATTTGATTTGTATGATTTTTCACTCTTATCAGCCAACCTGAATATTGAAATAGTATCCATTGATAAACCCTTAATGACTTACAGCAGTGAAACCGGTCTATACAGTTTAACTTATTTAGCAAGAGATACTTCTGATCTATTCTACGTATTTGTCACATCATTTAAATATCTAAACGGTGTATTAAGTAACATAACAAATCTTATGTACAAGCCTGATGTAGACGTTCTTCATAATAATTTCAATGATTTGCCTGAAGATTGGAGCTTCCAAACATTTACTACACTGGGAAGCAGTGCAGGCACAGTAGTGGGAGGCGAATTCGTTTTCGGAGCATAACATGCCTGGTCCTTTTAAAATTATTGCCACGGCTTATGTACCCACAACAGGCAGCAAAGGTACTGGTGGAGCTGGTTTTACTGAAATTACTGGACCATTAAGCGGATTTTTCAACACCACCACTGCCCTTGTTTCTGGCACTGATTACTATATCTCAGACAACTACCTGTCAGCCTTCATTGCATATCCTTCTGAAGTTGCCAACAGCATAACATATCTCGATTTCACAGGCATACAAGGTGGGTATACCCGCCCTGTGAATTGGGTTGATTTTTCTTTATTATCTGGCTTACAGGTCATTAATGCCAGTTACACCCAAGGAGCACGTCTATCCACCATCAACTTGTTTGCACATCCCAATTTGCAACAAATTACTACTAATGAACATGCATTCACTGACATTGATGTGCGCAATTGTAGGAAGTTTACAAATGCATTTGTTAGAATTAACAGAAATCCGGGGTTGCGTGTATTGGATTTCACTGGTGTATCAGCTTTGAACAGTTTGAGTATTGAACAGTGCACATTCTCTGCATTTGATGTATATGGTGGACCAGAGTATACCACACCGCGATTGGTTGTGTATGCCCGGGATAATCCTTATGTAGTAAAAGATTTTACTCGTTGCAATAAACAAACATTAACAGGCATAAGAGATTTTTATTTTAGTAAATTTAATTTTTTCTCAGGATCTTCATACTTGCAAAAAGATTGGAACTTCTCAGCATTATCAGGTGTGCAGATACTCAATTTGAATGAAAATCAATTTACCAGTATTGAACCTAAATTGATGCCTGCACGTGACACTTTGCGCACATTTTCTTGTAATACCAATAATTTAACAAGCGTATCTTTCAATTCACAATCACAGTTAAACTACTTGGATATATCACAGAACACAAGCAATTTACTCTCATCCATAAATATAACACCTCTTCCTAGTTTAACATATCTTAATTGCAATAATTTATTAGGATTGAGCGCCATCTTTGGTTTAGAATCAAAAACATGGAATCAACCCATAGCAGAATCCAGAGTGTTTCAAATTGACTTTGCCAACCCTGCAAGCTACCCGGGATCTGGTACTATTGTTTACAATTTACGTAATTTACCTAACTTTGCAAACATAGGTGGTAGTTTTAATCCTATCCTGAGTTATGGTGGTGGTGTGCATGTGCTTTCATCTACTTATTTTCTCATCGAATACCCAACTAACACTTGGCAAGAGTTGGGACTGAATAACAATTTTACTGTCAACATGTGGTTGCAATTGAGCAGTTACCCTCTAGAAAGTCAACGATCATTATTTAGTAGTGAAGATTATCAATTGAGCGGTTTCAGATGCTTCTTAGGAGGCTCTGGTGGTATCTCGCAAGGCAGAATATCCTTTGGTAGCGGTGAATCTTTGCCTGTGGCAGATTCTCCAGCTTTCTCTGTACAACCTGCAACTGTAATACCTCTCAATACACCAGTTAATCTCACATTCACTGTGACACCTTCTGGTGGTCCTCTGGGGGTCATGGCCAGTGTGTATATCAATGGCAGGCTAGCTGCATCTGCATCTGGTAATTTCCGACCACCAGGGTTCCAAAAAATCAGATTGTTTGATATTGGTGGCTGGAAGCCAGCAGAGTGTGATTTATTTTTAGTAGAGTATGCCACAGGAGCACAAGCCTCATGGCAAGTAGCCAACCGTTACAATGAATATGCTAGCAGGTTTGGTGCATCCAGCATAGTTGATATTGATACGCTATTACTAGGCAGTACACAAATAAGTGCATTGGATCTAACACAGTTCAGTTCTCTTAGTTCAATAAACTTTACCGGCTTGTCAAATCTAAGAAGGTTAAATTTACCTGACCCTTGCAAATTAACATCTTTTGGATTGGACGGAACACAACTAACAACTCTAAATCTTTCATCACTTGCAAATGCAAATGCACTATCCATTTCGAACAATGCAAATTTATCAAGCCTTGAATTGCAAGGGTTAACAGGTGTAACTGCGTTCACCACTTCTTTTAATAATATTTCTTCACTGGATATTACACCTCTCAGTGGTTTAGTTACCCTGCAAATTGTAGAACCAACTTTGACTTCCCTTACTAAGGAAAATAGTTACACCAATTTAACTGATGTTACATTGTATCTTAACCATTTACCACAAGTTTATTTTAATAACAACAACAACTTGCGAACATTCTTAATAAGTGAAAATTATGGTCCTGTTGTGGAACTTAATAACAATATCAAACTACAAACTGTTAGCATATATGATGATGCAGCAATAACAGATTTCTCAATAAACAACAATCCTTCTTTTGGCACATTTAATTATAGTGCTCAAACACCTGTTTTATCTGGTTTAACATTTACAAACTGTACAAATGTAAGCAGTGTGAGTATTGCTAATGCATCTATCATCAGTGATGCCTTTTTGACCAATCTAACAAATATTAAAACCTTGTATGTTGCTTCTTGTAATTTATTAAGCAGCATTCCAAACATGAGCAACAATTCATCATTGAGCTCTCTAACAATTAATTTTTGTCCTGGAATAAACAATATTGATGCTTTCAATTGCCCTGCATTGACTGTTGCTGAATTATTCTCACAACCTGTATCATCCATAGATGCATTTACAAACAACAATAATAGTTTACGCTGGTTACGAGCTAATTTTAATTATGGATTGAGCACATTCCGCGCTAATCTAAGCGCAACAAACAATTTATTAAGATTGGATTTAAATGACAATTCTCTTTCTAATGACTCTATTGATTATTTGTTAATAAACTTGGATGCCAGACCTAGTGTGCCACCTGGTACATCTACATTAAATAAACGAGTTTTTTACAGTAATAATAGAATATCAAGCAGAAGTACCTTCTCTAATGCAGCTTATGATTCATTGGTTGCCAAAGGGTGGCGGTTCTCTCCTGTACAGAATTCTTCAACATTGCGGTTCACACCCACCCCTACTATTACCATCACACTGGCATCATCTGCATTGCAATTTACAAAAACAGCCACTCTGTTGGCTACTGCTACATATTTGACAAGCAGCATTCGAACATTTTTTCAAGTGTTAAGTGGTCCAGGTGCATTGGTTAACAGCTCCACATTATCTGCACTTTCTGGCACAGGCACTGTGACCATGTTGGTGAGTTCTCTTTCTTCTAATTTGTTCCAGCCAGCCACTGCCACTTTTGATATACAACTGCAAAAACTAGATGCATCTTCTAATATTGTCTTTGCTGGTCTCAATAAAGTGTATACTGGCAATGCAATCACTGCATCAGCTAGTGTGATCAATTATCCAGAAATAATACCAACCATAACATATGTGCTAAATAATTCTGCAACGCCTCCACCAGTAGCAGCAGGCTATTACACAGTGAGCGCCAGTATAGACTCTAGTGATAATATTATAGGATCAAGCACAGCTGTGTTGAGTGTTTTAAAGTTAGATGAATTTTACACTTTGCCTGCTTCTGCCACAAGTTCATTTATTTATTTTCCTAAAAATTGTGATACAACCAAGGACATAGTAGTAACATTTGATTATGCGTTCTATGGCCAAGAAGAACAAGGCGAAGAAGGCTTTTGCATAGCATTTACTGACACCTCAACATACAAAGTTCCCATCACTGGCGGTGGTCCAGGAAAGGCTCTCAACTATACCAATCTCACACTACTTACAGCTGTGGATGATACATTTGTCACTGAATCTTTTGCCGGCAGATTCAAAGGATGGTTAGGAGTTGGGTTTGATGTGTCTGGTAACTTTGCGCTCACAGGCATTGGTTTGCCTGGATATGCAAATAAAGTACCCAACAGCATATGTATTAGAGACAGCTATCTGAGTGCTTACAATCCTCTGTATAGAACTGAATCACTTGCATCAACTGCATTTAAAACACCAGTTACATTGTATCAATCAACTACAGGCACACCTGAATACACAAGTGTAAGAGTCAGACTAGCAAATCTAGGTAAAAAAATTATAGTTGACATGAAGCCACTTTCTTCTGCTAAGTATGAAAATTATTTACAGGTTGATTTGCCCAGAGCTCTGCCTGGTATAACAAATGTATCTTTAGGTTACAGTTCAGGTAAAACAACCCCAACATTTAAAATTAAAAATTTCAATTTAAATTATTTTGATAAAGAATACATTGTTTCACCTTATGATCTTTTCACAAATTACTTCAACGGTCCAGGCGAATATGGTGAAAATGGTATTACCTATACATCTTTTTACGATTATTCCTTCTTTTATAATGCAGAAACACCAATTGGAGTGCCGTATTCTATGGATATTTTTGTCCGCGGCATTTTCTTAGCTAATGTGTTGTTTGACCCTATATATTTAAACAAGGATTTTGCCATACAAAATGATATCAACGGTCAAGCAACATATAGTACATTAATAACTGGAGCAAATTATCTATGAGCAGCTTTTTAGAAATTAATTCTCAATACCAAATTTTTTATCAAAATTCTGGCAGCGATTTTAATTGTAATGATTTAACTAATAAAGATTTAATTAGCAGAATTATAGGTGTTTCTGATGATGGGTTGGAGCGCATTTTTTATGACCCAACACAAGATGTATCAAACACTTTAACTGTGCTGAAAAACCAGTCTTACTTTTTAATTATATCTAAATCCACTCCTTATACTTTACCTATTTTTATTCCAGATCCGACCCCAACTCCAACGCCCACCATCACACCTACGCCAACTATTACTCCTACACCTACCATCACACCTACACCTACCATTACTCCCACACCTACTGTAACCAACACTCCAACCCCAACTCCCACAAGCACACCTGGGCCTACTGCAACTCCAACCCCCACACCTACTGCAACTAATGCACCTACATTCACTCCAACACCAACTCCTTTTCCTCTGTATCAACTCACCATAGGTGCTCCTGACACCAACACTTTAAATGTCAATTTAAGAGAAGAGTTTAAGAGGCAAACAGGTATTTTGAACTTAAATCCATTTCGTGTAGAATTTACTGTTGCTGGAAACATAGGCAGTGTTGATGTTAATTTGCCTGCGGTTGATACTGGATCATGGCCTGCTGGGTCCACAATAACCTTAATTGTACCTCCTATATCTGACAATACAAGCTCACCACTTAATGGCATGGTGGCTGGCAAAGGCGGAACTGGAAGAACTGGCATAAAAACTGACACTGGTCTCAATTATGGAGGCGCAGGTGGAACAGCTGTGAAGCTAAATTTCAGCTTAAACATCATTAATTATGGCATTATTGGTGGTGGCGGTGGTGGTGGTGGAGCAGGATACATCGCCAACTCTACTTGGATTTATGGTGCAGGTGGCGGCGGTGGAGCAGGTATTTCTATTGGTACAGGTGGCCCTGTGGGCAACTTTGGTGGCATAGGTAGAAATAGTAGTCACCGGTACGGTGGCGAAGGCAGCAGTTATAAAGTCAATACTGGCAGTTCTTATCCAGGTACTGCTACTTATCCAGGAGGAACGTACCCCGGGTTTGTATATGTATATGATGTTTACAGCCCTGTCTACGGGGGTGATTCATTATATGGTGCTTCTGGCGGTAGTCTTGGTCAGGATGGCAACTCAACCACAACATCTTTTGGTGGCGCAGCAGGAAAAGCAATTGACTTGAATGGGTACAATGTGAATGTAACTTTAATGAATGAAGGGATAATACATGGTATATCTT